CTTTGATAATGGCTTATACCCTACACGGGATAACTTAACTGATATCCCTTTTAACGGATAAACGGAGCCAACAATGGCAGAGATTATTCCCATGACTGAAGAACAGAAATTCCAGTTAGAGATTTACAAACTGGTCATGAACCAGAACGCAGCCGCAGAAGAAGCATTTCAATTCATTGGCACTGACGAGCTGAAGCTTGAGCTATTCAAAATTCACTTCCAGTCAGGCGGCGCTAATTCGGATATCACGACCCGCACGATCGAAGCGGTGCGTAAATCGAAGGAAGCGTTAGACCTGTTCACCACCGGAGCATGATGTGAGCCGCGTAATCAATTTGGGTAAGGAGAAGAAATTCCCAATTACTCAAGAGCTATACGAGCGGCTGGAAATCGTCATTCATGATTACGATGGTGAAATCAGTTTATGCGAGGCGATTGGCACACTCGAATTGCTGAAGCAGTCACTGATTGAAGGCACGAAAGAGTCCTCAGCATGAAATAACAACTAAGTGAGATGAATATGGCAGCACCAAAGGGCAACCGATTTTGGGAGGCCCGCAGTAGTCATGGGCGAAATCCTAAATTCGAATCGCCTGAGGCGCTGTGGGCTGCTTGTTGTGAATACTTCGAGTGGGCTGATGATAACCCGCTATGGGAGGGTAAGGTATTTTCATATCAGGGAGAAATAATTAAGGCTAATGTCCCTAAGATGCGAGCCATGACTATTTCAGGATTGTGCACCTTCCTTGATATCACCAGGCAAACATGGGGAACCTTCCGGTCAATGGAAGGTTTTTCTGACGTCACATCACGAGCGGAAGACATCATCTACGACCAGAAATTCTCTGGCGCAGCCGCTGACCTTCTCAACGCTAACATCATCGCCCGTGATTTGGGCCTCAAAGAGCAGTCGCAAGTTGAAGACGTGACACCTGATAAGGGAGATCGCGATAAGCGGCGCTCTCGTATCAAGGAGCTATTCAACCGTGGAACTGGACGCGATTCTTGATAACCTGAGCGACGAAGAGCAAATCGAGTTGCTCGAGCTACTCGAAGAAGAAGAGAACTACCGGAACACACACCTGCTATATGAATTTACGCCATACAGCAAACAGCGTGAGTTCATCGACGCCGGGCATGACTATCCAGAGCGCTGTTTTATGGCTGGTAACCAGCTTGGTAAGTCATTTACCGGTGCTGCCGAAGTCGCGTTTCACCTTACAGGGCGTTATCCGGGCACAAAAGGCTATCCTGCTGATGGTAAATATGGCGGTGAGTGGAAAGGTAAGCGTTTCTATGAGCCTGTTGTCTTCTGGATTGGTGGCGAGACAAACGAGACGGTAACCAAAACGACTCAACGCATCCTGTGCGGTCGTATCGAAGAGAATGACGAGCCAGGCTACGGTTCCATACCGAAAGAAGACATCATTAGCTGGAAGAAGTCTCCTTTCTTTCCGAACCTTGTTGATCATCTTCTGGTTAAGCATCACACGGCTGATGGCGTTGAAGATGGCATTTCAATCTGCTACTTCAAACCATACTCGCAAGGCCGTGCTCGCTGGCAGGGTGACACAATCCACGGCGTGTGGTTTGACGAAGAGCCACCATACAGCATTTATGGCGAAGGTCTTACCCGTACCAACAAATACGGGCAATTCTCAATTCTGACGTTTACCCCGCTGATGGGGATGTCTGACGTTGTTACCAAGTTCCTGAAGAATCCCAGCAAGTCGCAGAAAGTGGTCAACATGACCATCTATGACGCTGAGCACTATACCGACGAGCAGAAAGAGCAAATCATCGCATCCTATCCAGAGCATGAGAGAGAGGCGCGTGCTCGCGGTATTCCTACGATGGGTAGTGGTCGAATCTTCCAGATACCGGAAGAGACGATTAAGTGTCAGCCGTTCGAGTGTCCTGATCACTTCTACGTAATTGGCGGGATGGATTTCGGATGGGATCACCCACAGGCGCAGGTTCAGCTTTGGTGGGATAAGGACGCAGACACAATCTACGTTTCACGCGTGTGGAAGGCGAAAGAAAAAACAGCCGTTCAGGCATGGGGAGCGGTTAAATCATGGGCGCATAAAGTGCCAACAGCATGGCCTCATGACGGAAACCAGCATGAGAAGGGCGGCGGTGAGCAGCTCAAAGGGCAGTATGCAGACGCTGGTTTTATGATGTTGCAGGAGCATGCGACATGGCCTGATGGCGGTAATGCTGTGGAGCCTGGCATCACTGAATTGCGCGACATGATGCTCGATGGTCGCTTCAAAGTATTCAACACCTGTGAGCCATTCTTTGAGGAGTTCCGCCTCTATCACCGTGATGAAAACGGGAAGATCGTCAAGCTTAACGACGACGTGCTATCAGCCGTTCGCTATGCATACATGATGCGCCGCTTCGCAAAAATGATGCGCGACATCAAAAAACCAAAAGAGAAAAAGATACCAGCCCCAATCAGGCCCATCGCACGGAGAACTTAAATGGCCGACGAAAACAGACTCAATTCCATTCTGTGTAAGTTTGACGCGGACTGGATGGCGAGCGATGAAGCCAGAACCGAGGCGACAAATGACCTGTATTTTAGCCGAGTGTCGCAATGGGATGACTGGCTATCAAACTACACCACCCTGCAATATCGCGGACAATTCGATGTTGTTCGCCCGGTGGTCAGGAAACTGGTCGCAGAGATGCGCCGGAACCCTATCGACGTTCTCTTCCGACCCAAAGACGGCGCTAATCCTGATGCAGCCGATGTGTTGATGGGGATGTATCGTACTGATATGCGCCATAACACGGCAAAGATTGCCGTTAACGTTGGCGTTCGTGAGCAGATAGAGTCCGGCGTTGGTGCATGGCGTCTGGTCACCCAGTACGAAGACAACGACCCAACAAGCAACAATCAGGTAATCCGACGCCTGCCAATCCATGAAGCCTGCTCACACGTCATATGGGACGCCAACAGCAAGCAGATGGATAAGAGCGACGCTAAGCACTGCACGGTGATTAACGCCTTGTCGCGCAATGGCTGGAAAGAGTTCGCAGAGGATTACGGTATTGATCCGGACACCTTGCCATCTTTCCAGAATCCGAACGATACATGGCTGTTTCCGTGGGTATCGAATGATGTCGTCTACGTCGCTGAGTATTACGAGGTCGAAGAGAAGAAAGAGAAAGTCTTCATCTACCGCGACCCGCTGACAGGTGAGCCGGTCAGCTATTACCAGCAGGATATCAAAGACGTCATCGATGACCTGGCTAATCGTGGATTCATTAAGGTAGCAGAGCGTAAGGTCAAGCGTCGGCGTGTGTATAAGTCGATCATCACCTGCATGCAGATACTGAAAGACCGCGAGAAGATAGCCGGAGAGCATATCCCAATAGTTCCTGTGTACGGCGAATGGTCATTCGCTGGTGACAAGGAGTGCTACGAAGGAGTGGTAAGGCTGACGAAAGACGGTCAACGCCTTCGTAACATGATCATGTCATTCAACGCCGATATTGTTGCTCGTTCACCGAAGAAGAAACCGACCTTCTTCCCTGAGCAAATCGAAGGCTACGAATACATGTACGGTGGAAATGATGACTATCCGTACTATCTGCAGAACAAGACCGATGAAAACGGTAACGACCTGCCGATTGGTCCAATCTCCTACATGGAAAACCCTGAAGTGCCGCAAGCCAACGCTTACATGCTTGAGGCTGCCACCAACGCAGTGAAAGAGGTGGCTAGTCTTGGCGTGGATGCGCAGGCGGCAAATGGTCAGGTCGCTTTCGATACCGTCAATCAACTGAACATGCGGGCAGACCTTGAGACATACGTGTTTCAGGATAACCTGGCTACCGCAATGCGACGTGATGGCGAGATTTATGCCTCAATGGTCAACGATATTTATGACGTTCCTCGTCATGTAACGCTGACACTTGAAGATGGAAGCGAGAAAGACGTTCAACTCTACGCGCAAGTTGTCGATTACCAGTCCGGCAATGTGGTCACACTCAACGACATTCGCGGTCGCTATGAGTGCTATACAGACGTCGGACCATCCTTCCAGAGTATGAAGGAACAGAACCGCGCAGAGATTCAGGAGTTGCTCACCAAGGTTCCGCAAGGTACTCCAGAGTTCCAGATGCTGATGCTGCAATACTTCACGCTGCTTGACGGTAAAGGCGTCGAGATGATGCGAGAGTACGCGAACAAGCAACTGGTGATGATGGGGCTGAAGAAACCAGAAACACCTGAAGAGATGGAGATGGTGCAGCAGGCACAACAGCAGCCGCAGCAGCCATCAGCAGAGCAAATTCAGGCGCAGGGCATCCTTCTGCAAGGTCAGGCTGAATTGCTCAAGGCAGAGAACCAACAGGCGCAGATTCAGGTTGAAGCTGCCAAGGTTGAAGCACAAAACCAACTCAACGCCGCGAAGATTGCGGAAATCTTCAACAATATGGACCTCGACAAGCAGGCAGAACTGCGTGAGTACCTCAAGCTCGTAGGTCAATTCCAGCAACAGCGCAGCAAAGATGCTCGTGCTAACGCTGAGCTGCTTCTTAAAGATGCAGACCAGACTCATTCACAACGCATGGATTTCGCGAATCTTATGCGTCAAGTTCAAATCCCCTCCGGCGGAGTAGCCGAGACACCTCAATAAGAGAGAGTTAATCATGGACCAAACCACCGACATTCAGGCTTCTGAAGAATTAACCCTGCCCAGCAATCATGCAGCGGCATCTGCTGATGGCTTAGTAGTCGATAATGCCAACGACAACGCAGGTCAGGAAGAAGGCTTCGAGATTGTCCTGAAAGACGATGAGAAACCAAAACAAGACCCGGCAACTAATGCTGAATTTGCCCGTCGCCGCATCGAACGCAAACGCCAGCGTGAGCTTGAGCAGCAGATGGAAGCGGTTAAGCGTGGAGAGTTGCCGGAGCACCTGCGGGTGAACCCTGAGTTACCAAAACAACCAGACCCTAACGATTATCTTTCCGAAGACGCACTGGCTAAGTACGACTATGACCAGAGCCGCGCACTGGCTGCCTTCCAGCAGGCAAACAGTGAATGGCAGATCAAGGCTATGGACGCACGAAGCCAGGCTGTCGCCGAGCAGGGTCGCAAAACTCAGGAGTTCACCCAGCAATCAGCGCAATACGTCGAGGCGGCCCGTAAGCACTACGACGCAGCGGAAAAGCTCAATATCCCTGACTATCAGGAGAAAGAGGATGCATTCATGCAACTGGTGCCGCCAGCAGTCGGTGCCGACATCATGCGCCTCTTCCCGGAGAAATCCGCTGCTCTCATGTATCACCTTGGTGCTAATCCTGAGAAAACACGCCAGTTGCTGGCGATGGACGGGCAATCCGCGTTGATTGAACTCACTCGACTGTCAGAACGTTTAACTCTCAAGCCTCGAGCCAAGCCTGTTTCAGAAGCCCCGTTACCTGATGAACCCATTCAGGGACATGCTGTTGCTGCAAATATCTCTGCGATTGAAAAGCAGATGGAAGCGGCAGCAAACAAAGGGGATGTAGAGACGTACCGCAAGCTCAAGGCGCAACTGAATAAAGGAATTCGATAATGGCATTAAATGAAGGTCAACTGGTCACGTATGCTCTGGATGAAATCATCGAAACCGTCCAGAACCTGACGCCAATGGCGTCCAAAGTGACAAAATACACCCCTCCGGCAGAATCCATGCAACGTTCAAGCAACACCGTGTGGATGCCTGTTGAGCAGGAAGCGCCAACCCAGACTGGCTGGGATTTAACTGGCAACGCAACCGGGATTCTGGAACTCTCCGTGAAATGCAACATGGGCGATCCGGATAACGATTTCTTCGAGCTTCGTGCAGATGACCTGCGTGATGAGCGTTCTTACCGTCGCCGCATCCAGGCATCCGCCAAAAAACTGGCGAATAACATTGAGTCAGCAATTGCCAAACAGGCAACCGAAATGGGCTCACTTGTTGTTCACGATACCCGCGCAATTGGTCCATCTACTGGCCTGTCTGGCTGGGATTTTGTGTCTGATGCAGAGCGCCTGATGTTCTCCCGTGAGCTAAACCGCGATATGGGCATCAGTTACTTCCTGAACCCTGACGATTACCGCAAAGCAGGCCGCAACCTGGTAGATGGTGACATCTTTGGGCGCGTTCCTGAAGACGCGTATCACAACGGTACTATTCAGCGTCAGATTGCTGGCTTTGATGAAATTCTTCGCTCACCGAAACTTCCGGCAGTTACCAAGTCAACCGCTACTGGTGTAACTGTTTCTGGTGCGCAGAAGTTTAAGCCGCAGGCATACACCCTTGATACCGATGGTAACAAAGAGAACGTCGACAACCGTGTTGCAACGGTGACCGTATCCTCCACCACCGGATTTAAGCGCGGCGACAAAATCAGTTTCACTGGTGTGAAATTCCTGTCTCAGATGGCGAAGAACGTGCTGACTGATGATGCAACTTTCTCAATCACCCGTGTGATCGATAGTACTCACATCGAAATCACGCCGAAGCCGATTGCGCTGGATGACGCGTCACTGACAAAAGAAGAGAAGGCTTACGCTAACGTAAACACCTCTCTTGCTGATACCACTCCGGTAAACGTTCTGAACGTGGCAACAACCACCGCTAACGTGTTCTGGGCTGATGACTCAATCCGTCTGCTGTCTCAGCCGATCCCGGTAACCCATGAACTGTTTGCTGGCATGAAAACGTCTTCCTTCAGCATTCCTGGTATTGGTGTTAACGGCATCTTCGCAACGCAGGGTGATATCAACACTCTGTCTGGTAAGTGCCGTATTGCTGTGTGGTATTCAGCATGTGCTGTACGACCAGAGGCAATTGGTGTTGGTCTGCCTAATCAGACCGCGTGATAACCAGAGGGAGCTTCGGCTCCCTTTTTATCTGGAGACAAGCATGACACACATGATCTTTCGTCATGGCGACATGAAGAAATGGAAAGGCGTTGGATACGACTTTGAAATCGTGAAAGCCGAAGAGCTTCAGGAATATCTGGATGCTGGCTGGTTTGCACATCCTGATGATCTTCTGAAGGATGTTGCAGAGCCAGAGCCAGAGCCAGAGCCAGAGCCGGAAGAAAAACAGCGTAAAAAGCCTGGTAGAAAACCTAAGGCGGCAGCAGATGAACCTGACAACGAAGGGTGATTTAGTTCTTGCGGCATTACGTAAGCTCGGTGTGGCATCAAATGCCACGTTAACAGATGTCGAACCGCAGTCTATGGAAGACGGCGTCAACGACCTTGAAATGATGATGGCTGAATGGCTTGGCGGTGATGCGTCACCTGGTATCAACGTTGGCTACATTTTTGCTGATGCAGATGTTGCTCCGGATCCGGGCGATGAGCACGGTTTATCAAATAACGCTATCAATGCTGTTATTTTCAACCTTGCCTGCCGCATTGCACCGGATTATGCGCTGGAAGCGCCTGCAAAACTTATAACCACTGCCAGATACGGGAAAGAGCGACTCGTCAAACTGTCTGCAATGGACAGAGCAAAAGCCGCTAAATGTAAGTCCGGTTATCCAAACCGTATGCCTGTTGGTAGCGGTAACCAGTTGGCGAAGTGGAACGGTTGGAATTACTTCCACCGAAAGGAACCTTGCGATAACGGGAGCGAATAATGCCGATTCAGCAACTTCCGCTTATGAAAGGTGTCGGCAAAGACTTTCGAAACGCCGACTATATCGACTATCTTCCAGTGAATATGCTGGCTACACCCAAAGAAATCCTCAACAGCAGCGGATATCTTCGCTCATTCCCGGGCATTGCCAAACGTTCTGATGTGAATGGTGTATCTCGCGGCGTCGAGTACAACATGGCGCAGAGTGCTGTTTATCGCGTGTGTGGCGGCAAGCTCTACAAAGGCGAAAGCGAAGTCGGTGACGTCGCTGGAAGTGGTCGTGTATCAATGGCGCATGGTCGGACATCTCAGGCTGTAGGCGTTAATGGTCAACTGGTAGAGTATCGTTATGATGGCACGGTTAAAACCGTCTCAAACTGGCCTACAGACAGCGGATTCACGCAGTATGAGTTAGGTTCGGTTCGCGACATTACGCGCTTACGTGGGCGTTATGCGTGGTCAAAAGACGGAACTGATTCATGGTTTATCACTGACCTTGGAGACGAATCGCATCCTGACCGCTACAGCGCACAATATCGGGCAGAATCGCAGCCGGACGGAATCATCGGAATCGGAACATGGCGAGACTTCATTGTCTGCTTTGGTTCATCGACTATTGAATATTTTTCCCTGACAGGTGCAACCACCGTTGGTGCCGCTTTGTATGTTGCACAACCATCGCTGATGGTGCAGAAAGGCATTGCCGGAACTTACTGCAAAACGCCATTCGCTGATTCGTATGCGTTTATCAGCAATCCGGCAACTGGTGCGCCATCTGTATACATCATCGGCTCCGGTCAGGTGTCACCAATCGCCAGCGCGAGCATTGAGAAAATACTCCGCTCCTACACTGCTGATGAACTGGCTGATGGTGTGATGGAGTCTTTGCGATTTGATGCGCATGAGTTGCTGATTATCCATCTTCCGCGTCACGTCCTTGTGTACGACGCATCTTCAAGCGCCAATGGTCCGCAATGGTGTGTGCTGAAAACTGGCTTGTATGACGATGTGTACCGCGCTATCGACTTCATTTACGAAGGCAATCAGATAACGTGCGGCGATAAGCTGGAATCGGTTACCGGGAAATTGCAGTTCGATATCAGCAGCCAGTACGACAAGCAACAGGAGCACCTGCTGTTTACTCCGTTGTTCAAAGCGAATAACGCCAGAGTTTTCGACCTTGAAGTTGAATCGTCAACTGGAGTTGCGCAGTACGCTGACCGCCTGTTCCTCTCTGCAACCACTGACGGCATCAATTACGGACGTGAGCAGATGATTGAGCAGAATGAACCGTTCGTTTACGACAAACGCGTTTTGTGGAAGCGAGTAGGGCGCATCAGGAAAAATGTCGGCTTCAAATTGCGCGTTATCACGAAGTCACCTGTCACTCTGTCTGGCTGCCAGATAAGGATTGAGTAATGGCTGATTCATCACTGAATGATCCTGTCGTGGTTCATGCTACGCGCCTTGATGCTTCAATTTTGCCACGCAATATATTCAGCCAGTCTTACCTGCTGTATGTCATAAATCAGGGAGCTGATGTCGGTGCAATTGCCGGGAAGGCAAATCAGGCTGGTCAGGGCGCTTACGATGCCCAGGTAAAAAACGATGAACAGGACGTCGAACTGGCAGATCACAATTCAAGAATCACCGCAAACACAAAAGCGATAAATCTCCTTGAGGTCAGGTTAACAACCGCCGAAGGGAAGATAGTCGTACTGCGTAGCGATGTTGATTACTTGCTGGATGAGGTTATCGATATTCAGGGGCATCTGGTCACTGTTGACCAAAGACTGGATGACGTAGAAAACGATGTCTCTGGCATTAAGAGTGATTACGTATCGAAAACCGTAACAGAATCACAGTCTCTTGCGTCACCGCTGGATGTAAAAACATCATATTCAGTTGATGGAATTCAGGTTGTTGGAGCAAGAAATACCGGATGGACTGCAGCCACAGGTACACCTCTTCTTGGCTCATTCAACGCTAACCAGTCATACACGGTCGGCACTACGTACACACAATCCGAAGTCGCAGCTCTCGCTACAGGTTTGCAGCAGGCGCGGCAGCGTATTCTGGCGCTTGAAACAGCACTTAGATTACATGGGCTGATTGACTGATGATTACATTCAAACCAACGCGAAACATCGACCTGATCGAAGCTGTCGGAAATCACCCTGACATTATTGCCGGGAGCAACAACGGTGATGGATACGACTACAAGCCTGAATGCCGTTACTTTGAGGTGAACGTGCACGGGCAGTTCGGCGGCATTGTTTACTATCAGGAGATTCAGCCGCTGACATTCGATTGCCACGCCATGTACCTGCCAGAGGTTCGTGGATTCAGCAAGGAAATCGGGCTGGCGTTCTGGCGATACATTCTGACTAACACCACCGTTCAGTGTGTCACATCGTTCGCTGCACGCAAATTCCGCCACGGGCAGATGTACTGCGCAATGATTGGCCTTAAGCGTGTAGGGACCATCAAGAAATACTTCAAAGGCGTGGATGACGTGACTTTTTACAGCGCCACACGCGAAGAACTAATCGACTTCCTGAATCACGGGAGATAGCCATGTTATATGCATTTAAGCTGGGCAGAAAACTGCGCGGCGAGGAACCTTGGTGCCATGAAAAAGGCGGGAAAGGTGGTAGCTCTGATAAAAGCGCAAAGTATGCAGCAGAAGCTCAGAAGTATGCCGCAGACCTGCAAAATCAGCAGTGGCAGACGATCATGAAAAACCTTGCTCCGTTCACGCCTCTTGCGGAGCAGTATGTTAACCAGCTTCAGAACCTTTCCAGTTTAGAAGGTCAGGGGCAGGCACTTAATCAGTATTACAACTCTCAGCAGTATAAAGACCTTGCAGGTCAGGCTCGTTACCAGAGTCTTGCTGCTGCGGAGGCTACGGGAGGACTTGGTTCGACAGCCACAAGCAATCAACTGGCTACGATCGCGCCGACTCTCGGTCAGTCTTGGTTATCAAATCAGATGAGCAATTACAACAATCTGGCAAACGTTGGGCTTGGTGCGCTGCAAGGTCAGGCAAACGCCGGGCAGACGTACGCCAACAACATGAGCAGCATTGCACAGCAAAGCGCAGCTCTTGCCGCTGCTAATGCCAATAAACCATCAAGTCTTCAGACAGCAATTAGTGGCGGAACGTCTGGTGCGATTGCCGGTGCAGGTCTTGCCAGCCTTTTGGGAACATCAACACCTTGGGGCGCTGGCATTGGTGCTGGTATCGGATTGCTTGGCTCGTTGTTTTAAGGGGTAATCATGGCTACTTGGCAAGGATCAAATGGTGGATTGTTGGCTGGTATCGGCGGCGTCAACTCAAACGCTCCGAGCGTAAATGACATCGGCAATACGCTTCAGCTTATCAGGCAGAACAATGATATTGAGCGTTCAGGCGCTAACAATGTTGGGCTGACTGCTTTGCAAGGTCTTTCAGGTATTGCAGGGGTGTTTCAGCAGGAAAAGCAGGCTCAGCGGCAGAAAGAATTTCAGCAGGCATACGCTAATGCTTATGCGTCTGGTGATCGCGGTGCTTTGCGTCAGTTGGCTACTCAATATCCAGACCAGATTGAATCCGTTCGTAAAGGCATGGGATTCATTGATGAAGAGCAGCGTAATTCTATCGGCACCTTAGCAGCTGGCGCACGCCTTGCGGCCTCGTCTCCAGAAGCAATGCAATCATGGCTGCAAAACAACGCCAAGGAACTGGCGCGCGTCGGCGTTGACCCTAACAACGTTGCTCAGATGTATCAGCAGAATCCTTCAGGATTTGGTGAGTTTGTTGATCACCTCGGAATGGCTGCTCTTGGTCCGATTGATTACTTCAATGTTCAGGACAAGATGGCTGGTCGTGAGATTGACAGAGGCAGACTGGCAGAGACAATCCGCAGCAATCAGGCCGGAGAGGCGCTAACAGCACGAGGTCAAAACATCACGATGCGCGGTCAGGATTTATCTGCTTCTACTGCGCGACGCGGGCAGGATTTGGCAATGCAGCGAGCGTCAACAAGAGGAACCGCTGGGAATGACGAGCGTACAGTTCAGTTATCAGATGGCAGAACTGTAACGGTAGGCGGGAAGCTTCACGGCGCTGGGGCTAATGCGTTCTACGAAGGCATCGACAACGAGGGGAATATGGTTCGCGTTCCTGCCAGTTCAATCGCAGCGCCTGCAACATCGTCTGCATCAGCGCAAAACTATGCCATGAAGAAGGATATCGACGCGATCGCAAATGCAGACGCTTCTGCTCTCGATTTCATGACAGGAATGACCGGCGGTGCAGGTAACCCGGCAATTGGTGCTGATGTTCGCAGCCGATTAACAGGAAAAGAGCAGCGCCAGTTATATAACTCAGCACAACGTATTCAGGGAAGAATGCAGAATCAGGGCGTGGCGGCAGCAAGGGACATGGGTGCCAGTGGTATTAACACCGTTGCAGAAGCGAAGATGTATTTTCAGGGGATGCCGCAGGTTGACTATTCAAGCCCGGAGGCTATGCAGCAGTCGATTCGTGAAATTCAGGAATACACCAACAATTACAACCAACAATATAACGTTAATGTTGGTAAATCTCAGCGGAAGCAATCTCAACCTGCACAGGTATCACAGCCAGCAGCCAGCAGTAACTTTTCTTCACTATGGGGTGATTAATGGCTAAAGCATGGAAAGATGTTATCGCCTCTCCACAGTATCAGGCGTTAGCACCAGAACAAAAAGCGCAGGCTCAGGAGCAATACTTCAATGAAGTCGTGGCCCCGCAAGCCGGAGAAAATGCAGAGCAGGCTAAGCAAGCTTTCTATGCTGCCTATCCATTGCCATCTGTGCAGCCAGTGGAGACACAACAACCATTAGCACAGCAACAACCACAGCAAAGTGGATTTATGTCTGATCTTGGCGAAGCAGTAAGAGAGACTGGTCGCGGACTGGTGCAGGCTGGCGTGAACGTGGCAAACATACCTGCATCAGTTGCCGATGCTGTAACAAGTGCGGCGGCTTGGGCTGGCGGTAAACTCGGCATTGGTGATGGTACATATCAACCAGCGCCACGAGTAACAACGCAGGGATTAGAGCAGGACTTTGGCCTTCAGCAAGGCGCGCTGACTCCACAAACTACAGAGGGCAGGGTATTTGCTGAGGCATTGCCTTACCTCACTCCTTCTGGCGTTGAGAGAGCGGCGGTACAGGCACCAACACTTGCTGGTCGAATTGCTCAGGGGGCAACTCGCCTTCTCGCAGAAAACGCAGTTGGATCACTTGCTGCAAACAGTATGAAAGATGATGCGGAAGCACTTGCTACCGATTTAGGCGTTGGTGTGCTGGCTGGCGGTGCTATTAACGCTGCCGGACGTGGGTTAGGTGCTGCTTATCGTGGCGTTCGTGGTGCTATTGCGCCAGAAGCGCAGCAGGCTATCAGATTTGCAGAGCGTGAAGGAGTTCCTCTGCACACCACAGACCTGTTACAGCCTACTTCCCGCGTCGGGAAAATGGCGCAGACGACAGCGGAAAATATCCCCCTGGCTGGCACAAGCGGGATGAGAGCAACGCAACAGGAAGCGAGAAGCCAGTTGGTGCAGAGATTTGCTGATAAATTCGGTGAGTATGATCCAGCTGTTGTTATTGACAGCCTTAAAGCGAAAACATCAGGAATTCGTCGTGCTGCAGGGAACCGTCTTGAGCAGGTTCAGAATGCAATGGCGGGAGTCAATATCCAGCCTGCTCGAGCAATTCAGCAGATTGATACAGAAATATCTAACCTGCAGAAGCTTGGTAAGGTCGCCGATAACGAGACTATTTCAAAACTTCAGTCCTATCGTGATGAGCTTGTTCGCAATGCTGGTCCTGATGGTCCGGTAAATCTGGATTTGAAGCAATTAAGCGATCTGCGCAGCCAGTTCAGAATGGACGTGAAGGGTGAGCGACCAGTGTTACCAAACCGTTCCGATGCCGCCATTCAGCGCGTTTACAAGGCGATGACAGACGATATCAATGGTGCCATTGGTCAGAATCTTGGCAACGATACTCTCCGTAAATATCAGCAGGCCAATGCCGTCTACGCTGACGAAGCGGCGAAACTAAAGAATACCAGGCTGAAGAATGTTCTCATGAAAGGCGACCTGACGCCGGAAGTTGTCAACAACATGCTATTCAGCAAGAACAAATCTGAAATTAAGACGCTGTATAACTCAGTTGGTCGTGTTGGCAGGGCGCAAATGCGCAATGGCATCATTGGAAAGGCGATGGAGAAATCTGGAGGATCCCCTGACCAGTTCCTTCGACAGCTTAACATCCTGCAAAACCAGACTGGCATCACATTTAAGGGGCAGGACGCTGCTTATCTGAAAGGATTGAAAAACTACCTGCAATCCACGCAGCAGGCTGCAAAAGCGGCAGTAACAACACCAACAGGGCAGCAAACCATCCCGTTCATTATCGGATATGGGACAGCAATGAACCCGGCGACAACTGGCGCAGCAGTAAGCTACGGACTTCTTACTCGCGCATATGAGAGCGAGCCATTCAGAAATGCAATGCTCCGAATGGCAAACACCCCACGCGGATCAACAGCCTTTGAGAAAGCAATGCAGCAGGCACAAAAGGCAATTAACGCTCTGACGCAGGGGGCTAAGTCTGATGCGTTGTCAGAATAGCTTTTCAAACACCAGGAACGTGCAAAAACCAAATATGTAGAACGCGAGGGTTATCGTACAACTCTGCATAGGAGATACCTTTGCTGATTGTTATCTTATGTTACTGCTACTGTTGCATGTGACTGTATTTCCAAACCCTGAATTGCAGTTTGTGTAAGTGTCAACGCGTGTTGGATAGGGTTGAGTTATAACAGGCTGTCTCGCTTTTTGCTCGATCGCTTGCATTGTGTTTACAGCCTGATAATTCAATAAAGCCTGCTGGAATGCTTGGCTTTGTGCTATTTGTTGGGCTTGTTCTTGGCTTTGTAATTGAACATAAAGATTCTGAAGCTCAAGTCTTGCCTGTGCGTCACTTATCTTGCCTTCATCGACACCTTGCCCGAGCATCTTTGCAGCAAGGACATACAGCTTAGGTGTTGGTGCTGATGCCATGCGTGAGTCGTTCTTCACACTGGCATCAAGGCAATTAGCCATATCGCTAAGCTTTTGATAGCGTTGTTCGCAACTTGCTTGATAGTCACTTACTTTTGCGCATCCAACCAGCAGAAGCGGGATAATTAACAGTAATTTTTTCATATGGTTAACTCTCCTTAGTTTTTCACAGGATAGCATGAAGGCAATGCCATTTTAGCCGGAAACTAGATTTCTATGTTTCCTTTTTATTATTGCTATACATGGTCTTAAGCGTTTCAAAAACCATTTTCTTAACCATATCAGATTGTTGTTCTGCCATACGCTCTGCATCGTCAATGTAAACGGATGCAGAGCTTTGTTTAGCCAACGATTCTTCAATCGCTGCAATTATCTCTGAGTTCAGCGATCTGTTATTCATCTTCGCACGCTGCTTAATTTTCGCGTGGAGTTCATGCGGAAGTCTCAAGTGAAACTGCGCCTCATCGTATTTGCTGTACATCCTTGATGCCTCACCAGTTGGGTGGAATGGCATCGTAACCTACTGGATAAATACTCAATAGTACCATTTCGGTATGCAATCACATCATGGTTGCATCATATCATTCGTCTGGAGCAATGAAATGTCAGATATCACCGCAAATGTTGTGGTAAGCATGCCTTCGCAACTCTTCACTATGGCGCGTTCTTTTAAAGCCGTAGCTAATGGCAAAATTTATATCGGTAAAATTGACACTGACCCGGTAAATCCTGAAAACCAGATTCAGGTTTATGTGGAGAATGAAGACGGCTCTCACGTTCCTGTTGCACAGCCAATCATCATTAACGCCGCTGGTTACCCTGTATATAACGGACAGATTGCCAAATTCGTAACTGTGCAAGGCCACTCCATGGCTGTGTACGATGCATATGGTGCACAGCAGTTCTATTTTCCTAATGTGCTGAAGTATGACCCTGATCAACTGCGATCTGAACTGGAGGGTCCTGGTGGAGCTGGATTTGTCGGAGGATTAGCAAAGCCTGTTACTTGGAGTGGTTTTGCAGGAGGTGCTGACCCGACAGGGGTTGTTGATTCGGACGGCGCATTCGCTTCCGCTGCATTGTTTTCCGGTGATGTTTATGTTCCTACAGGTACGTACTTATTAAATTCTATCCATAAGGGTAATTTTATTGTAGATAACGAGGCTAAATTTATTGGTTCGGGATGCGTGATGCTTAAGCGTCGATCTGTCTGGTCATCACCTGATGCGCCAGTGAACCCAGCAAGATATCCTAGATTATTTGTTGGTGATGCTGCCTATGATTATTCTGGTAAGCGGGACGCATCCGGAGAACAAAACACATGGCTTGGTCAGAAGGACATTATGGCCCCTAACGGAACAATGCAGCCAAATCTTGGATGGATAGAAAATAATGCCACTCTTATAAGTTATGCATCTCTTGGTACAATTGGTATAGCAGGTGCAGCGCACAATAAAATAAATCAGGGCGGTGCGGCAATTGGAATTGTAGGCGCAGCATTAAATGACTTAACAGTTTCTACATCAAATGTATGGTCTCTTTATCTTGATGCAAAACGAATGTCTGGTGCTAATGGAACGACATGGGGTGCCGAGATTGCAGTGGCCAATCATGGAGAATATGTTGATGTACATGAAACCATAAATAAAGGCAAAACAAATGGAGTATCGATAGTTGCCGGTGCTGATCCTACAATCAATGGTCTTACAGAGGACTGCACTCAAGCGCTGAGTATTAGCTCTAATGGTGCAAAATGGGGGGCAGGGATAACATTCCCATTAAGTGTTCTAAGGCAATTCTCATCAGAAGAAGGTGTGGAAACTTATATGAAGGCCTTGTTATTGAGGAATTCATATAGAATCGGTTGGGAAAATGGTCAGGGACAAACGTTAAGCTACATAAATTCTAAGGTTACAGACACAACGCAAAGAACAGGCGTCCATTTAAGGAATAGGGCTTTTGATGTTGATGGTAATGGATTTAGAATGCTTAGAATTACCTATTCCGATGGTGATAAAGGTTCTTTCAGGTTATATACCGCAAGTGATTCATCTCCAGTAGTTAGAATTGCTACCGAGGGTGTTTCTAATTGTTCTGTTAGACTGGAGGCATCAGGATCTGGGACTATTCAAGTAAACAAAAACCTGCATCCTGCAACGGGAAATGCATTTAGTTGTGGAATAAGCACACTTCCATGGTCTGGTGGATTCACTCAAACAGCCTTTACCGTTACTTCAGATGAGCGAGCTAAAACTGCACCTCTTGAAATCACTGATACAATACTTGACGCATGGTCAGAGGTTGACTTCGTTCAATTTCAGTATCTTGACAGAACAGAAGAAAAAGGAGAAGACGGAGCTCGTTGGCATTTTGGCGTAATAGCTCAACGTGCAAAGGAGGCGTTTGAACGTCATGGGCTTGATGTGCACCGATTTGGATTCTTTTGCTTTGACGAGTGGGATGATCAATATACTAAGGTTCAGACAAACGAAGGTGTAATGGTTACTAAAACTCGCATAACAACAGTTCCAGTGCAGGTTACTAAAACTCGAATTGTAAGCAAACCAGTGATGGTTACTGAGAGTCGTCAGATATTAAAGGATGAGGTACTGGAAGACGGAACACGGATTAAACGAGTAGTGAATGAAGAGTATCAGACTCCAAAAATGGAAATGATACCTGTTCTTAATGAAGATGGTTCACCTTTTGCGCAAAATCCATTCGTAAGCGTTCCTGTAGTTGAAGATGTAGAAGAGGAGTACATCGAGACAGAGTTTCAAGAAGTAGAAGAAGAGTATGAAGAAGAGGCAGATCCAGAATATGAAGATATTCTGGTCACTCCGGCAGGCTCACGTTATGGTATTCGTTATGAAGAGGCTTTAGTCCTTGAAGCTGCATTACAACGCAGGAATTACCAAAAAGCATTATCTAGAATTGAAATGATAGAAATGAGAGAAAATATATAACATGCTTTAATAAAGTAAAAATTATCAAAGGTATAAATATTTAATACAATAGGCCATGCTTTCAGTGGGGAGCATGGCCTTAATAAATATTATTTTATTTTTCTGAAGCGCTTCTGTTTTCTAATATTTTTAATGGGATTTCAATATTAGACGTCCCGAAAGATGAACCAATCAAATTCCACAGCTCATTAGGTTTTAACTTCCACCATTCAGTCTTTAATAATCTATCAATTATTTCTGGAGGATGTCTGTATCTAATAACCTTAGCTGGTACTCCTCCTACAATTGCATATGGCGGTACATCTTTAGTAACAACAGAACCTGCGGCAATGATGGCACCAGTTCCAATATTAACCCCTGCTAAAATTGTACATCTAGAACCAATCCATACATCATGCCCTATGATAACATCAAGATCTTTCCCAAATATGTCAGAGCTCGCCTGCCATATATGTCCTGTAGGGTTAAATCCATTTCTTAACTCAGGATCTACAACCATATTTAGCGGGTAACTTGTTAATGTATTTGTCGCATGACGACCTTGTCTTCCAACAAAAATCACAACGTCGAAAGCTATAGAGCAATATTCACCAATTGAAAGAATTCGCTTGTCGTCATGCATCCCAATCTCAATTCTTGGTTTTCCGTATGTGTATTCACCACACTGAATAGTCAAGAAATCTCTGCTGTAATTAGATCTTAAATAAGAAGCAGTTGATGCTGGGCCCGGAAAATTCATTGTTATACCTATAGATAATTACTAAATTCTTGTAAATATAGCTTCATGTTAATAGATAAAACTGCAATTGGTACAATACCACATATTGTCTTTGTTTGAACACTAAGATTGCAAACGCTTGTCTACTAAGTGGGCACTGAAGGATCGCGATCCGCAGACACATCAAGCAAGTCAGCATTCTATCTATGGCGTGCTGTTACCGATGAAACAAAACTGAGACACACAAAGCTTTGCACTGGATTGCAAGGCTTTGTGCTATCTGAGATATAGCAATGTTGGTTGCTACACCTTTTCATCAATCCAGTCCGACCACCATTGCATCATTTCTCTGCGCTTATCGAGATACTGAGCATGGTTGTAAATCCCGCGCACAGATCCGCCATTGGCATGTGCCAGTTGCACCTCAATAGCGTCAGCAGGCCATTCGTGCTCGTTCATAATCGTGCTGAATTCATGCCTGAATCCGTGACCGCTTTCCAGACCCTCATAGCCGATTTGTTTGATCACAAGTAGCACCGCGTTCTCGCAGATTGGCTTCTTCTTATCGTTGCGCCCGGCAAAAACAAACTCTGATACTGGTTTAGTGATTGAGCTTAGTGTAGTGAGAAGTTCAACCACCTGGTCTGACATCGGGACAACATGAATTTTGCGTCCCTTCATCACACTGGCGTCGATGGTGATAATCCTGTTTTCAAAATCGACGTTCTTCCATAGCATGGAACGAAGCTCTTTCGTTCTTAGGGCTGTGTAGCGTAAAACTTTGGTCGCAATGAGCGATACGATGCTTCCTGAAAATGTTGCCAGTGCTTTGTTGAATGCCGGGATCTGGTCTGCAGGAAGAAACGGGAAGTTCTTCTTGCGGTATCCCTTCATGGCGTCAGCAAGGTCAGGTGCCGGGTTATATTTAGCCCTGCCGGTGACAATAGCGTAACGGAAAACCTCGCCGCATCTTCTGCGGGCTTTGTTGGCTCGCTCCATTGCACCGCGATCTTCAAATCTGCGGATTACTTCAAGAAGTTGCATCGGCTCAATATCCTGAATTTCAAGGCCGCCGATGATGGGTAAAATGTCGTCATCAAACATTTTTGCAAGTTCAGTTGCATAGCCTACTGACCAGACTTGCTTCTTGTGCTCGTACCATTCCTTGTAAATCGCACTAAATGAATTGTTGTTAGACGAAGCCTTTTTCGCCTTTACCGGATCGATGCCAACCGAGATGTCTTTCCTCGCAGTCCATGCTTTATCCCTTGCCTCCTGCAAAGTCATAAGCGGATATTTTCCGACTGTCAGGATTTTCTCCTTACCGTCAATCTTGTAGCGAAGCTGCCATACCTTTTTCCCGGATACAGGGACATAAAGGTACAGGCCATTACCATCGAGAAGGCGGTATGGTTTTTCTTTCGGCTTTGCTGCTTCAATCTGCTTAACGGTGAGCATGGGTAAAAATCCGGTGGGTAAAATTATTTTATCCACTTTTTACCCGTCATGGAGTGCGGCTGTCAACGATCTGAAGCGAACCATGACGAACTGTGAATCTACGGAATGCTTGATATTCAGGGGATTTTGCGAACTGGTACGGATGGGAGCGAACTGATAAATGGTGTCCCCTGCAGGAATCGAACCTGCAATTAGCCCTTAGGAGGGGCTCGTTATATCCATTTAACTAAGAGGACAATGCGGCATGAGCATACCCGCTAATGGACTGCGGGGTAAGTACGCTGCCGCTCGATTGCTTAAACCCTCGCCATTTATGCCGGGTTTTTATCATTTTTCT